CGCGAACACCTTCGAAGGCGCCTACGAGGCGATCAAGGCGATCTGGGGTCTGCTGCCCGCCGCTATCGGCGACCTGGCGTTCCAGGCGGCCAACAGCCTGGTCGACGGCGTCGAGGCGATGCTGAACGGCGTGGTCTCGCGCATCAACGGCTTCATCGGCGGGATCAACCAGGGGCTCGAAGCGCTCGGGTCGGAGCGCCGTATCTCGCTGGTGCCCGACCTCGACCTCGGCGAGATCGAGAACCGCTTCGATGGCGCGGCGACGGCAGCGACCACGGCGGCGCAGGCGGCCTTCGACCGGGCCTTCGAGGACAACCCGTTCGCCGCGCCCGATCTCGGGCTCACGGACGCGGCCGCCCGCGCGCTCGAGTCGGCCAACGTCTATCGCGGCGCCGCGCGCGATCTGGCCGAAGGGGCTCGCGCCCCGCTGGAAAGCTGGCAGGCGCTGCGTGACGCGGTGCGCGGCACCGACGAGGCCAGTGCGGATGCGCTGACCGAGGCCACGGGCGCAGCCGAGCGGCTGGAGACAGCGCTCGGCGATGCCGGACGTGCCGCTACGGGTGCCGGTGCGGCGGCCGGGGCTGCTGCCGCTGCGGCGGAGCCAGACACCGCGGCGGCCGTCACCGGCTGGCAGGCGGTCACGACGGCACTCTCCGACTACGCCAGCAAGGCCCGCGACATCGGTGGCGACATCGGCCAGAGCCTTGTCGGCGCCTTCCAGTCCGCCGAGACGGCCGTGGGCAACTTCGTAAAGACCGGCAAGCTCGACTTCCGCGACATGGTCACGTCGATGATTGCCGACCTCGCCCAGCTGGCGGCGCGACGCTTCATCCTCGGGCCGATCGCCAACGCGCTGTCCGGTGCGCTTGGCGGTGCAGGCGGCATCTTCGCCGACATCCTGCATGCCGGCGGCATGGTCGGCGCCGCCGGCCCGGCGCGTATGGTGCCGGCGCTCGCCTTCGCCGGGGCGCCCCGGATGCATGGCGGCGGCATGGCCGGGCTTCGCCACGACGAGGTGCCCGCGATCCTGCAACGCGGCGAGCGCGTGCTGTCGCGGCGGGAGGCGCAGAGCTACGGCGCAGGCGGCGGGGTCAATGTCACGATCATGGCGCGGGACGCCGAGAGCTTCCGGCAATCGAGGACGCAAGTCGCGGCGGACATCGCCCGCGCCGTGTCGCTGGGCCGGAGGGGCATGTGATGGCGTTTCACGAGGTCCGGTTCCCCGACAATATCAGCCGCGGCGCACGCGGCGGGCCGGAGCGGCGCACGCAGATCGTCGAGCTCGCCTCCGGCGACGAGGAACGCAACGCCAGCTGGGCCAACTCGCGCCGCCGCTACGATGTCGCCTATGGCATCCGCCGCGCCGACGATCTCGCCGCCGTCGTCGCCTTCTTCGAGGCGCGGAACGGTCGCCTCCATGGCTTCCGCTTCAAGGACTGGGGCGACCACAAGTCCTGCCTGCCCTCGGGCACACCGGCGCCGACCGACCAGATCATTGGCACCGGCGACGGCGCGATGACCGCCTTCCAGTTGGTGAAGCGCTACGCCTCGGGCGCGCAATCCTGGACGCGCGCCATCGCCAAGCCGGTGGCGGGCAGCGTGCGCATCGCGCTGTCAGGCGTCGATCAGCCCTCCGGCTGGTCGGTCGACATCGCCACCGGCGTCGTCACCTTCAGCGCCGCGCCGAGCGCTGGCGTCGCGATCACCGCAGGCTTCGACTTCGACGTGCCGGTCCGCTTCGACACCGACGCGCTCGACGTGACGCTCGACCTCGAGCGGCTCGGCTCGATCACCTCCATCCCGCTTCTGGAACTGCGCCGATGAAGACCCTCGACCCCGCCCTGCAGGCCTATCTCGAGGAGGGCACGACGACGCTCGCCTGGTGTTGGCGGATCACCCGCGCCGATGGAGTCACCTTTGGTTTCACCGACCACGACCGGACGCTGAGCTTCGACGGCACGGACTTCGAACCCGAGAGCGGGCTGACCGCCTCGGAGGTCCGTTCCGGTTCGGACCTGTCGGTGGATGCGCAGGACGCCGAGGGCGTGCTGACCTCCGACCGGATCACCGAAACCGACATTCTCGATGGGCGTTGGGACAATGCCGAGGTCGAGGTCTGGCGGGTGAACTGGGCCGACACGGGTCAGCGCGTGCTGATGCGGCGCGGGGCGATAGGCCAGATCCGGCGTGGGCGGCTCGCCTTCGTCGCGGAGGTCCGCTCGCTCGCGCATGTGCTGGGCCAGACAGTCGGGCGGACCTTCCAGGCGACCTGCGATGCCGCGCTAGGGGACGCCCGCTGCGGCGTCGACCTGGAGGATTCCGCCTACAAGGGCACGGGCACCGTCATCGATCTCCTGCGCGACAGGGCCTTCACCGCCTCGGGGCTCGGCGGGTTCGCTTCCGGCTGGTTCACCTTCGGCACCATCGAATGGACGAGCGACGCGAATGCGGGGCGTCGCGCGGAAGTGCTGGGCCATGACGTGACGGACGGCGTCGCGATCCTGACCCTGCTCGAGGCGCCGGTGCGGTCCATCGCCGAGGGCGACGCCTTCACCATCCGCGCGGGCTGCGACAAGCGCATGGAGACCTGCGGCGCCAAGTTCGCCAACACCGTCAACTTCCGGGGTTTCCCGCACATCCCGGGCCAGGATGCCGTGCTGCGCTACGCCACGAAGGACGGCGGGCACGAGGGGTCGGTGCTGTGAACGCCGCTGATCCCCAGCACGTCATCACCATTGCGCGGTCCTGGCTCGGAACGCCGTATCATGATCAGGCCAGCCTGCGCGGTGTCGGCTGCGATTGCCTCGGGCTGGCGCGGGGCGTCTGGCGCGAGGTCGTCGGCCCCGAGCCGTTCCCGATCCCGCCCTACAGCCGGGACTGGGGCGAGACCGGCCCGCGGGAGGTGCTGGCCGAGGGCGCGCGGCGCATGATGATCGAGGTGGAACCGGCGACAGCCGGTCCCGGCGCGCTGCTGCTGTTCCGCATGAAGCCGCGCGCCATCGCCAAGCATGTCGGGATCCTGACCGGACCTGACACCTTCCTCCACGCCTACGAGCGGCTCGGCGTGATCGAGGAACCGCTCACCCCATCCTGGCGGCGGCGCATCGCCTTCGCCTTCCTGTTCCCGCAACGCTGAGACCCGAACATGGCCACCCTCGTTCTCGGTGCCGCTGGCGCCGCCATTGGCGGTTCGATCGGCGGCGCGATCCTGGGCGTGAGCGCCGCGACCATCGGCGGTTTCATCGGCTCCAGCATCGGCTCGGTCGTCGACAGCTGGATCATCTCGTCGCTGGCGCCCACACAGCGCATCGAGGGCGCGCGGCTCGACACGCTGCGGATCACCTCGGCCACCGAGGGCGCGGTCATCCCGCGGCTCTACGGGCGCATGAGGATGGGCGGCAACATCATCTGGGCGACGGATTTTCGCGAGGAGACGAAGACCACAACGCAGGGCGGCGGCAAGGGCGGCGGGGGCGGCAAGGTCAAGACGACCGAGTATCTGTACTACGCCTCCTTCGCCGTGGCGCTCTGCGAGGGCCCGATCACCGGCATCGGCCGCATCTGGGCCGACGGCAAGCCGATGGACCTCTCCGGCGTCACCTGGCGCTGGTACCCCGGAGACGAGACGCAGACTGCGGACCCGTTCATCGCGGCCAGGATGGGCGCGGCCAGCACGCCCGCCTATCGCGGCACCGCCTATGTGGTCTTCGAGGAACTGGCGCTCTCGACCTACGGCAACCGCCTGCCGCAGCTCTCCTTCGAGGTCTTCCGCCCGCTCGCCGATCCCGACACTGCCGAGGGGCTGACCCGCGCCGTCACCATGATCCCGGCCTCGGGCGAGTTCACCTATGCGACGCAGGCGATCCGCAAGACCGATGGCGGCGCGACGGTGCCCGAGAACCTGAACGCGCTGGCCGACTCCACCGACATGGTGGAGGCGCTGAACCGGCTGCAGGCGATGGCCCCGGCGGTCGAGAGCGTCAGCCTCGTGGTGGCCTGGTTCGGCGACGACCTGCGCGCGGGATCGTGCAAGGTGCGGCCGGGCGTCGAGGTGTCGGCCAAGTCGACCACCCCCGCCAGCTGGTCGGTGAACGGCGTCAGCCGCGCCAATGCCTTCCTCGTCAGCCGCGACGAAGAGGGCCGCCCGGTCTATGGCGGCACGCCGTCCGACTTCGCGGTGGTGCAGGCAATCCAGGAGATGAAGGCGCGCGGGCTGCGCGTGACCTTCTATCCCTTCATCCTGATGGATGTGCCGCCCGGCAACAGCCTGCCGAACCCGTATTCCGATAACGCCGCGGAGGCGGGTCAGCCCGCGTTCCCCTGGCGGGGGCGGATCACCTGCTCGCCTGCAGCGGGGTTTGCAGGGACCGTGGACAAGACCGCCACGGCGGCAAGCCAGGTCGCGGCGCTGTTCGGTGCGGCCACGCTCGCCAGCTTCAGCGTCTCGGGTCAGACGGTTTCGTGGACAGGCACGCCCGGCGACTGGGGCCTGCGCCGCATGGTGCTGCACTACGCCCATCTTTGCGCGGCGGCGGGCGGTGTCGATGCGTTCCTCATCGGCACCGAGATGCCGGGGCTGACGACGATCCGCTCGGGCGCTGCCACCTATCCGGCGGTGCAGGCCTATCGGGACCTGCTTGCGGATGTGCGCTCGATCCTCGGGTCGGGGATCAAGATCGGCTACGCCGCCGACTGGTCGGAGTATTTCGGGCACCAGCCGGGCGACGGCTCGGGCGATGTGTTCTTCCATCTCGATCCGCTCTGGGCCGATCCGGAGATCGATTTCATCGGGATCGACAACTACATGCCGCTCTCCGACTGGCGGGACGGCTTCGAGCATCTCGACGCTGCCGAGGGCTGGCCCGCGATCTACGACCGGGGCTATCTGCAGGCGAACATCGCCGGCGGCGAAGGCTTCGACTGGTTCTATGCCAGCGCAGCGGACCGCTCCGCGCAGGTGCGCACCCCGATCACGGACGGCGGCGCCGGAAAGCCGTGGGTCTTCCGCTACAAGGATTTGCGCGCCTGGTGGTCGAACGCGCACTACAACCGCCCGGGCGGGGTGGAGAGCGCGACGCCGACGGCGTGGGCGCCGCAGTCGAAGCCGATCTGGTTCACCGAGCTGGGCTGTCCTGCCATCGATCGGGGCACCAACCAGCCCAATGTCTTCTTCGACCCGAAGTCGTCGGAGAGTTTCACGCCGCATTTCTCGCGGGGCTGGCGGGACGATGCGATCCAACGCGCCTATCTAGAGGCGACCTATCTCTGGTGGGGTGAGGCCGCCAACAACCCGCTCTCGGCGGTCTACGGCGACCGGATGGTGCACGTCCCCGAATGTGCCGCCTGGACCTGGGATGCGCGGCCCTATCCCTTCTTCCCGGCGCTGACCGACGTCTGGACCGACGGAGCGAACTGGCGACTCGGCCACTGGCTGACGGGACGGCTCGGCGCGGTGTCGCTGGCCGCGCTGGTCCGGCATCTCTGCCTGCGCGCCGGGCTGCCCGAGGCGAGGATCGATGTCAGCGGCCTCTGGGGCGCGGTGGAGGGCTACGCCATCACGGCGCTCGAAAGCCCTCGCGCCTCGATCACCACGCTGTCGCGCCATTTCGGCTTCGACGCGGTGGAGACCGAAGGGGTGATCCGCTTCGTCATGCGCGGCCGGGCCTCCGTCGCGACCCTCGCACCCGACGATCTGGTGGCCGCCCGCGAGGGCGACGTGCTGGAACTGACGCGTGGCCAGGAAACGGAACTGCCGCAGGCGTTGAAGTGGCAGATCGCCCGCGCCGATGAGGATTACGACGCGGCCCTCGTCGAGGCGCGTCGCATCACCGTGGACACCACCCGGATCGCGTCCGAGTCCTTCCCGATGGCCGTGCCGCCCGAGGAGGCCGAACGCCGCTGCCGCCGTGCGCTGATGGAGGCGTGGGTGGGGCGTGAAACGGCGGCGTTCCGTCTGCCGCCATCACGCCTCGCGCTCGATCCGGCCGACGCGATCCGGCTGGAGCATGACGGGCGGCTTGTCGATCTGCGGCTCGTCTCCATCGCCGACGCCGAGGCGCGCGGCATCGAGGCGGTCCGCCAGGACCGCGCGACTTACGATCTGCCGCCAGGCGATCCGCGGTCGGCGTCGCTGACGCGGGCCGTGGTGTTCGGCGCGCCGGATGCGGTGCTGCTGGACCTGCCGCAGCTCACCGAGGACCAGCCGGCGCATCGGCCCCTCATTGCGGCGCACGCGGTTCCCTGGCCGGGCGAGATGGCGGTGTTCCGCAGCCCCTCGACCGATGGCTTCGAGCTGCTCACCAGCTTCGGCACGCGGGCCCGGCTCGGCTCGCTGGTCTCGGACTTCTACACGGGGCCGACGTCGCGCTTCGACCTCGGCAATGCGCTTGTCGTCGACTTGCTGACCGGCACGCTGGAGAGTGTCACCGACCTGACGCTGTTCGGCGGGGCGAACGCGCTGGCCATCGAGAGCGCGCCCGGCGTCTGGGAGATCGTCCAGGCGGGTGCTGCCGAACTGCTGGCGCCTGGCCGGTATCGGCTGACCCGCTTGCTGCGGTGTCAGCGCGGCACCGAGGGTGCGATGGGCAATCCGGCGCCTGCGGGGGCGCGGGTCGTCGTGCTGGACACCGCGCTAGCGACACTGCCGATCGCCGAGGCCGATCTCGGCATTCCGTGGAACTGGCGCATCGGTCCGGCCAGCCGCCCTGTCAGCGACGAGACCTACGTGGCGCAGGCCTTCACGCCCGAGGGCATCGGACTGCGTCCGTTCTCTGTGGCCCATGTGGAGCAGCCGTGGCGCAAGCCGCGCAGTCCCGGCGATCTCACCATCCGCTGGACGCGCCGGTCCCGCGCGCTGGCGGCCGACAGCTGGGGCGGGCTTGAGGTGCCGCTGGCCGAGGAACTGGAAGCCAATGAGGTCGAGATCCTCGACGGCGCATCCGTGAAGCGGGTGCTGAGCACGACCACGACCAGCGCGCTCTACACCATCGCCCAGCAAACTGCCGACTGGGGGGGGACCGCTCGGCCCCGGCGACACGCTCGACATCCGCATCTACCAGCTCTCCGCCCTCGTCGGGCGGGGTGCGCCCAAGACCGTCACGCTGATACTCTGAAGGCCCTTCCCATGTCCGACGCCACGACCCATCTCCTGCTGCCCTACATCCTGGCGGCGCAGGCCCAGAAGCACGTCACCCACAACGAGGCGCTGCGGATCCTCGACGGGCTCGTCCAGCTCTCGGTGCTTGATCGGGACCAGACAGCCCCCCCGGCCAGTCCTGCCGATGGCGACCGCTACATCGTCGCCTCGGGCGCGACGGGCGACTGGGCGGGATGGGACCTGAACGTGGCGCTCTGGACGGACGGCGCCTGGCTGCGCCTGCCGCCGCGCACCGGCTGGCGGGCATGGGTCGAGGACGAGGGTGTGCTGCTGGTCTATGACGGCGCAGGCTGGGTCGGGAGCACGCCGGACGCGCTGCAGAACATGGCGCTGCTCGGGCTCGGCACCACAGCCGACGCATCGAACCCGTTCTCGGCCAAGCTCAACGCCGCGCTCTGGACAGCAAAGACCGTGGCCGAGGGCGGCACCGGCGATCTGTTCTACACCATGAACAAGGAGGCCGCGGGCGACGATCTCGGCCTGACGCTCCAGACCGGCTTCGTCACCAAGGCGCTGGTGGGGCTCTTCGGCTCCGACCGCTTCCGGCTCGCGGTTTCGGCCGACGGCAGCACCTTCTTCGACGGGCTCAGCGTCGACAACGCCACCGGCATCGTCGACCAGCCCCGTCTGCCCCGGTTCAAGGCTTACACCAACTACGACAATTACGTCGGCGTCGGGACCTGGACGAAGATCGGCCTCAACAACACCGACCACAACGACCAGGGGGCTTTCGACGCCGCGAACAACCACTTCGTGGCGCCGGTGGACGGCACTTACCTCTTCGGCGCGACGCTGCTCTACAAGATCAACGCCAGCGCCACGGCCCGCATGCGCGGGCGGCTCGTGCTGAACGGCACGACCGAAATCCGCGGCTCCCTCGGCGAAATCTCCGCCACCCATGTCTCGCTCGCCACCGCGATCTGGCTGCAGACCATGATGCCGCTCAACGCGGGCGATACCGTCGAGCTGCAGGGGTATTTCCGGGTCGCGGACGGCTACTTCGCCGCCGACCACACGTCCTTCTGGGGCTGCAAGATCGGCTGAGCCGCGGAAGGAGGATCCGATGACACCACCCCGATCCGAGGGCTTCGTGCGTATGCCTGACGCCGAGTTCGAGGCGATCCTGACCCGGGCGGCCGAGGAAGGCGCGAAGCGCGCGCTGGCCGATGTCGGCCTCGACGGCGACGAGGCGGCCCTCGACATCCGCGATCTGCGCTCGCTGGTCGACTGCATCCGGCTGGTGCGCCGCACCGCCATGCAGACCGCCGTTCGCATGATCACCACTGGCGTCATGCTGGCGCTGCTCGCCGGCATCGCCATCAAGCTGAAGATCTTCGGCGGCAGCCCGTAGCCGCGCACCATCCCCATTCATCGGCCCGCAATGACCCGCCCTCGTGGCGGGGTGAGCCGTGGTCTGCCTGACAGGCAGACGGGAAGGTCCAGTGGACCTTCCCGAGCGGCGAACGCACCGAGCCCTGCGAGGGGCCGGAAACTCGTTTTCGGAGGACCCCATGACGACGACATTCCACAATCATTGGCGCGACGTGCCGGAGAGCGCCTGGCGCTGGCCGAATTTCTCACCCGCCGAGATCGCCTGCCGAGGGACGGGCAAGCTGCTGGTCAACGAAGCTGCGCTCGACAAGCTGCAGGCGCTGCGTGACCGGCTGGGCAAGCCGCTGATCGTCCGCTCGGCCTATCGCAGCCCCGAGCACAACCGTGCCGTCGGCGGCGCGACCCGGTCAAAGCACATGGACGGCGCCGCCTTCGACATCGCCATGGCGAACCACGATCCCGTGGCCTTCGAGGCGGCGGCGCGAGAGGTCGGGTTCCTCGGCTTCGGCTTCTACCCCCGCTCGGGGTTCATGCATGTCGACCTCGGCCCCGCGCGCCAGTGGGGTGAGAGGTTCCCGGTCCGGGAGACGGTCTTCGCCGCCGAGACGCCGCCCGCCCGCGAAGTGCTGGCCGACAGCCGCACCATGAAGGGTGGCGGCGCTGCTGGTGTCGCGACGCTGGGCGCGGCCGGGGTCGAGGTGGCGAAGACCGTGTTGGCCGAGACCCAATCCGCAATCCTGCCGCTGGTCCCGTATCTCGACACGCTGCGCTGGGTGTTCATTGCCGTGGCGCTTTTCGGGATCGCGGTCACGATCTACGCCCGGCTCGACGACTGGAAGCGGGGGCGGCGGTGATCGCCGCGCTCCTGAGCGGGTTCGCCGCCGGCCCGTGGATGCGGGCAGCGCCGCGCTACGGCGCCATCGTCCTCGCCGTGCTCCTGTTCCTGCTTGCGCTTCGGCGGTCCGGCGAGCGAGCGGGACGCCTCGCCGAACGCCTTGCGACCGCGGAGAAAGCCAATGATGTCCAACGCCAGATGCTGGAAGCGGCGGCGCGCCGCCCTCGTGATCGCGACGAGCTTGCTAAGCGGCTGCGCGACGGCCGGTTCTGAGACGGGCGGCATCTCTGCATGCCCGCCGGTCGTGGAGTACAGTCGCGGTCTCCAGGCGCGTGCGGCCGACGAGCTCTTGCTGCTGCCGGAGCGCTCGGTGCTGGCGGAGATGATGAGCGACTACGTCGTACTGCGCGAGCAGGCATGGGCGTGCAGGGCCAGCGACGATCGGCGCTGAGCTGCCGCACTCGGGGGATTGATTGTCCCTTACATCTCCAATATTGTGGAGATATGGAGAAGAAAAATACCTTAGCGGCGCTGGCCGCGCTCTCGCAGGAGACGCGTCTCGACATCTTCCGCCTGCTGGTGGAGGCCGGCCCGGAGGGCCGAGCAGTGGGCCGGATTGGCGAGGCGCTCGATCTTCCCTCGGCGACCCTGTCGTTCCACCTCAAGGAGCTGAAGCATGCCGGGCTGGTGACCGTCCGGCGCGAAGGGCGCTCGCTCATCTACGCGGCCAGCTTCGACACCATGACAGGCCTGATCGATTACCTGACCCGTCACTGCTGCGCTGGCGATCCGGCAGCCTGCGGGATCGCTCCCCCGACTGCCGCCGCCCGGAAGGAGACCGCATGACCACCACGATCTATCACAATCCAAACTGCGGCACGTCGCGCAACGTGCTGGCGCTGATCCGTAACTCCGGCGAGGAGCCGGAGGTCATCGAATACCTGAAGACGCCGCCGGGCCGCGAGCGGCTCGTGGCCCTGATCGCCGCAATGGGCATTTCCGTGCGCGATCTCCTGCGCCGGAAGGGCACGCCCTTCGACGAGCTCGGGCTCGACGACCCGAAGTTCTCCAACGACGAGTTGATAGATCTGATGTTGGCGCATCCAATCCTGATCAACCGACCGATCGTCGAGACATCGCTCGGGACCCGGCTCTGCCGTCCGTCCGAGGCCGTGCTGGAGATCCTGCCGAATCCGCAGCAGGGCGAATTCCGCAAGGAGGATGGCGAGCTCGTGGTGGACGCCAACGGACGTCGCGTAAACGAGAGCGCCGCCCGATGAGCAACGACACCTATGCGCCCACGGCCGAGGCCATCGCGGCGCCGCCTGCCGGGATCGGCTTCTTCGAAAAGTGGCTCTCGGTCTGGGTGGCGCTCTGCATCGCCACTGGCCTGCTGCTCGGCAACGTGTTTCCAGGGCTGTTCGAGGTGCTGGCCGGGCTGGAGATCGCTTCCGTCAACCTCGTCGTCGCCGTCCTGATCTGGGCGATGGTCTATCCGATGATGGTGGCGGTCGATTTCGCGAGCCTGCGCCATATCGGCGATCGGCCGAAAGGGCTTGTGCTGACGATCGCGGTGAACTGGCTGATCAAGCCCTTCACCATGGCAGGGCTCGCCGTTCTGTTCTTCGAGGTCCTGTTCGCGGATCTGATTGCACCGGCCGATGCCCAGCAATACATCGCCGGTCTGATCCTGCTGGGGGCCGCTCCCTGCACGGCGATGGTATTCGTGTGGTCGCAGCTCACTCGGGGCGACGCCACCTACACGCTGGTGCAGGTGTCGGTGAATGACGTCATCATGATCTTTGCCTTCGCGCCGATCGTGGCGCTGCTCCTCGGCGTCACCGACATCGTCGTGCCGTGGGAGACGCTGATCCTTTCGGTCGGACTCTACATCCTGATCCCGCTCGCTGCCGGCGCCGCCACGCGCCAGTGGCTCGCGCGGGGACGGCGGGGCGCGGGCGCCGAGGCGGCGGTCGCGCGCTTCACGGCAGCGGTGAAACCCTTTTCGGTGGTCGGCCTTCTGGCGACGGTCGTGCTCCTCTTCGGCTTTCAGGGGCAGATCATCCTCGACCAGCCGCTGCTGATCGCGCTGATCGCGGTGCCGCTGCTCATCCAATCCTACGGCATCTTCGCGCTCGCCTATGCTGCGGCATGGGCCTGGCGCGTGCCCTTCACCGTCGCGGCGCCCTGCGCGCTGATCGGCACGTCGAACTTCTTCGAGCTGGCGGTCGCCGTCGCGATCAGCCTCTTCGGACTTCAATCCGGTGCTGCGCTCGCCACGGTGGTTGGCGTTCTCGTCGAGGTTCCGGTGATGCTATCGCTCGTCGCCTTCGCCAACCGGACGCGGCACCATTTTCCTGGCGATGACGGAGGCGCACGTCATGGCTGATCATCCTTTCCCGATCGAGGATCTGCCGAACGTCGATCCCGCGTCGCTCAGGCCGATCGACGTGGCCGCGCTCGCCGGGCCGGGCGCGCCCACGCATCCGCCGCGCATCCTGATGCTTTATGGCTCGCTGCGGGAACGCTCCTACTCGCGCTTCGCCTCGGAGGAGGCGGCGCGCCTGCTGCGCTGGTTCGGCGCCGAGACCCGCACCTTCAACCCTTCGGGCCTGCCACTGCCGGACGCGGAAGGTCCCGACCACCCGAGGGTCAAGGAGCTCCGCGACCTCGCGATTTGGGCTGAGGGCATGGTCTGGTGCTCGCCGGAGCGGCATGGCGCGATGACAGGCGTCATGAAGGCGCAGATCGACTGGCTGCCGCTGTCGCTCGGCGGTGTGCGGCCGACGCAGGGTAAGACGCTCGCCGTCATGCAGGTCTCAGGCGGCTCGCAGAGCTTCAACGCGGTCAACCAGATGCGCATCCTCGGCCGCTGGATGCGCATGGTGACGATCCCGAACCAGTCCTCGGTGGCGAAGGCCTGGGGCGAGTTCGACGAGGCCGGCCGGATGCGCCCCTCGCCCTACTACAACCGCATCGTCGACGTGATGGAGGAACTCGTGAAGTTCACCCATCTCACGCGCGACCGCTCGGCCTATCTGACCGATCGATACTCGGAGCGGGTGGAAAGCGCTGCAGAGCTGTCGAAGCGCGTCAACCAGCGCTCGATCTGACCGCGTGGGCTATGGAAGGCTAGCGGGCTCCTTGGACTGCAGCGGAATCGTTCTCTGGCCGGGTAAATTTCTGGTCAGGCTGCCTCGTAGCTGGAGAACACCTCTGTCGATCCGTCGCGGCGGATCAGAAAGACGTCATAGGCCTCGCGCTTATCCTCCGGACCCATGCCCGGTGAACCGTAGGGCATGCCGGGAACTGCCAGACCCACGGCGTCAGGCCGCTCCTCAATGAGGCGGCGGATGTCGGCAGCCGGCACATGGCCTTCAAGGACATACCCCCCAGCGTGTCCGGTGTGGCAGGACATCATCTTCTGGGGGACGCCATGGTCGAGCTTGTGGCGGATGAGCAGGGTTCCGTAAAGTTCCTCCTCGGTGACATCGAATCCTTCCGC